AAACTGTCATGCAACTCTATAAGTTGATGGATGCTGCTGCCGTAATCGGCGGCTTGTGCCAATGTAAGCTCGTCCACACCTGCGTACTTGTCTGCAAACATCTGACGATGTAGCAGTGAAGTTACACCGGACAGCAGTTTGCCGTTAAGCGTGTAGGTGTGGGCGAACTCATCGAAGATTACGGGGGAATTGTTTAGCTTCATCGAACGATAGCTTTTTTGCGTTCAGACATCGCAGTCGAGAAGCGTACATCAGCATGATAAGGCTGGTTGTTATTCCATATAGCAACGAGTGATTCTTTTGTCGTTGCCGTGCTTATCTGCTTGAGTATCTCTTGCATTGGGTCGGTCCACGAGCCATTGATTTCGTAGCTTTCGGCATCGGGGTCCTTCTGTTCGTTGGTCGGGATGAGCAACATCTGAAGCAATGCGTATTTAAGCGCGATGCTCATAGCTTTGTTCATGCCTTTATCACCGTTATCCATGCCCTCGCCGTAGTTGATAGTCACGACCTCTGAGCCGTCCGGTGCGGTGAAGTGAAAAGCGACCTTAACACGAGTATAGAGCGTTACGCGCTCTTTCATCGGTTGACCTTGATTATTGTACTGCAACGCCTTTACTTCTTTGACATCGTAGTCAAGGCACTCCGGCAGGATAAATACACCCTCTTTGGCAAATAACGTGTGAAGCTCGTTCATCACGTCATCAATACCTCGGAAGTTGAAGCCCTGCGCTTGGTTGCGTTGGCTCTTTGTGATAGCCTTAACCGCAGCCATTACCCTTGCAATAGCAGGGTAAATCTGTTTAGTTGTAGATTCTTCCATATGAATGATTGTTTATGTGACGTTGCGGAAGCAGCAGGATTCGAACCTGCGACACGTCTGTTGGCGTGTGGCTCATTAGCAATGAGCTGGTTTCGACCACTCACCCATGCTTCCTGATGTGTTGCCGTTTGTCCTCGCGGATGAAGCAACACGGGGAAAGATTTAATATATGCCATTTCTAATTACCTTGTAGCTTTCAGTCAATCTATCTATCCAGTTATATAGCCATCGCACGAGGGGTTGAACCTCGACCTCTCCGGCAGCGACAACTTGCTTCACGTTCCTATAAGAGCCATGTCGCGGCTTGGATGCTCTAACCAATTAAGCTATGCGATGAAGTACAAATGCCAACTCGGAAGTGAAAAGAACTGTAAAAAAGAAATGATAAAAAGATAACCAATAAGTCAAATTAAATAAGAGTAATCTGAGCTTTCATGCAATGGATTGGTAGGGGCGGCAGGGGTTGAACCTGCTTCGTTAGGCTACCCACAGAAAAAAGAAAATCTAAAACCAATACAATAACTTAACCTAAATAACATTAACATTGCGAATATCAGCCTTGCGCCTAACGCTCGCCATATCCGACACCCCTATAAGAAAGCCGCACCAACTATCCGGTAGCTGTGGAAGGGGATTGCTCTTAACCTTTGTTACTATCGAATGTCGATGCGGCACTGTCATTCACATGCAAAGTTTGAATTGATAACACTAATGCATAATACAAATACATGAGTAACGTTTTACGCACCTCTGTGCGAGGGTGTCCTCACGGATTAACCCGGTCAATGAAGAGTAAAGTACGGTCATAAAGGTCAAGCTCCGTATGAGCGGATAAACGCACGAGGAATATATGGCTGCATATACAAAGAGCCGACCTTTATTATAAGGTTATAAATCCCGTTTCATTGCGATATTTATGGGTTGTTGCCGTAGCAACATCATTCCTTATTCTCGCTTTTTATCGCTGTGTGCGACCATTCGCAGCATGGCAGGGATTTATATATATATATCAAGTTTTAGGATGTCCTAAAGAAAAGCATGTCGATTCTCGCGAACAAACATGCCCAAACCCTTATTATTCGGATTCACATTTCAATATAAATCACATCAAATATCATGACAAGAAAAAACGTTAGGAACGGTGGGCGGACTCGAACCGCCAGTTCCGGAAGCTGTTCCGGTGGGTTTAACCGATTCTCCTACACCGTTTCTTACTATAGTCGTAGCTCGGGCAACCGAGCTTAAACATTTGTCAATCACTTCGCCCTTGTTCACGAGTGGGCGTTCTCGCTCGCTTTTCGCGCTGCAGGCACATGCGAGACGCTAAGCCTGTCGAGCTGTCAACCCTATCCATGCCGGCTTTTCACGGACAACTACGTCTGTCGGTTACTTCGCCCTCTCTGTTCTGTTGCAGCTCCCTCATCGTTCCACAACGTAGCAACTCCTTAGCATAGGCTAATTGCGCGCGTTGTGACGGGGTTCGTCCAATACGTCAAGGTACTCGATTCAATGTAGTTTATGTAAAGGGGGAATTTCGATTGGTCTATTCTCACTTAACTGCGACATAAACTGCGGATGAATTGTGGAAGAGCGCGGAATCGGACCACGTTAGGCATAATGGGTGAAAAGTGAAACATTTGCTAATTATCGGTTAAACATCGAATAAGTTATTGCTTTGCCCTTGCAAACCTGCCTCCTCCATGTTACCCCTACGCCGTGTTGCGTAGGGGCGTGTGGAATAATTTAGTAAATACTAATGTTAATAATTGCGTACAAAAAATTGCAATAGGGTTCGCGTTCTCACAACGCAGGATTCGCTACCTCTGTAGACCATCCTAAAATCGTTCTACATAAATCGGTCTGAGCGATTGTCGCGCATCATGTCAAAAAACCAATCCATGCTCCAGACTTGTACACGGTCAACAAGCAAGTAAGCTGCGAGTGCCGAGATGGGAGCTAACACCAACATCAGTGTTAGCGTAGTCGCGAAGAACGGAAGGATAGCGACAAGCATTAATGCTATACCAATTAAGAATCGTATGATGTTTGTTAAAGTTTTCATGTCTATTTCCAATTACGTTTTGTTGATTGATACTCGCCGTACTCCAATAGAGCTTTGTCGAGGTTGATTCTGTATCGCCGCTCTGAAACCTTACTGATGGACTTCTGAAATACACCTTGCGCGCGATGGCGATGAACGGTTGATACGCTAATCCCGAGCGTCTTGGCTAACTGCGTGAAGCTGTTAGTATAACCGAGCTGTGTATCAGCTTCCGGTTGTCGGGGTTGCTGTAGGTGGATGAGCGGCAGGTTCTCCTTGAACCATTGCTCCTGCATCTCGAACAACTGTCTTGGCGTTAGCTGCCATATTGGTGTATCGAGAGCCACCGTAGGGTTAATTGAGCTTGACATTAGAATCTTTTGTTTAATTTGCTTAATTTCTTTATCTTTGCGCTAATCGTTAGCCCCATATCAACACCGCATTGCTTACACTTGTTTTTCGCACTCTTGCGTTTAACAACGTTTCGTTATACGGTGTTAAGGGTTAACAATCTATTCCCTTCGGGTTACGATAATTAGTCGCTGTTTGCTGTCGGTATTGACGCTGTATCTACGAGCGTAATCAAAACTGATATTGGTTACTACCGTGCGAACGGAAGCTATCGATGAATCGGAGGGAGTAAGCACTAATTGACCATTCGGTTCAAGCGCGATAATGCGCTGTCTTACCGAGTTGGCGTTTGCAGGTCTCCCTGCTTTTTTGATTGGATTTACTTGCTCCATAAATTTTATTTTATTAATTTAGTGTTGCAAAGATAGCATATTTGATTGACAGACTAAAATATTTTAGTGTTAAATATTGCATTAACATATGTTAAAGTCAATCATATATTTTCATAGTCAATCTATTATTCTGATTATCATGGATTTACAATTGATTAAATTTTATTGCGAACGCCGCCCAGGTGGGATTAGGCAGCTCGCTGATGACGTTAAAATGTCAGAAGCGAATCTGCACCGCTGTATAAGGCTCAACAAAATACAAGCGTCAGACTTGGAAAAAATAGCGGAGCTATTAAATGTAAATGTCGGCGTGTTCTTCGGTGAAGAAGCATCTATCCATGTGGAAGCACATGACAACGGACAAGCTGCAGGTCGTGATATTCATATAGAGAGCGCAGACACGGTGCGCCTTAAAGAAAAGATCGCGCATCTCGAACAACGTATCAAGGATAAAGATAATAGCCTTAGAGACAAAGACAATAGTCTGAAGGATAAGGATGCGCTTATACAGATTCTCAAGAAAAATAACTAATAATACATATCATACCATGGACTTCAAAGATTCTATTCTCCAACTGTCGGAGCGAATAGCCAAGCAACGTGAAGTAGTCCAAACGGAAGAAGCAACTAAGAACGCATTTATCATGCCGCTTATTGCAGCACTCGGTTACGATGTGTTTAACCCATCTGAGGTTGTGCCGGAAATGGACTGCGATATTAACAAGAAGAAGGGCGAGAAGATTGATTACGCCATTATGCTTGACGGCAACCCGATTCTGCTTATTGAGTGCAAACACTGGGCGCAAGACCTTAACTTACACGATACACAGCTTCAACGTTACTTCGTTGCATCTAAAGCACGTTTTGGCGTACTAACTAACGGCATCGAATATCGGTTCTACACCGACCTTGAAAAATCTAACATTATGGATGTGAAACCATTTTTGGTTGTCAATCTGTTAGATATTACAGATGCGGAGATTGAGCAGCTAAAGAAGTTTCATAAGTCCTATTATAATGAGGAAGATGTTCTAAGCACTGCCAATGAACTGAAATATACAACGGAGTTAAAGTCACTGCTTACAGCAGAATTTCAGAACCCATCAACGGAGTTTGTTCGTTACTTTGCAAAGCAGGTCTACACAACCGGACAAGTAACTTCGCGCGTGATTGAGCTGTTTACCACATTGCTTAAAAAGTCCATTTCAAGCATCATCAACGAGCGCATCTCTGACCGACTAAACACGGCGATCAAGACGGAAGAA